GGGAGTGCGTGTAGTGACAACCGAGACTCTTGCTAGAGGGTATGGGACAGAAACAATCCGTATTCGCCAAAATCATCATGAGAACAAAGTACGCTTTGTTGAAGGGAAGCACTTTTTCAAAGTTGAAGGAGAATCATTGCGCGAGTTGAAGCACAGAGTAGCTTTAAACTACTCTGTAAAAATTGCTCGCAATGTTCGCTCACTCATCCTCTGGACGGAACGCGGCGCAGCCCGCCACGCTAAAATGCTCGAAACCGATCAGGCATGGGCATTCTTTGAAAAACTGGAAGACAGCTACTTCCGGCAAAAAGAACAGCAACCGGTTGCAATCCCCCAGACGCTTCCAGAAGCTCTGCGCCTGGCTGCCGAACTGGCTGAACAAAAGCAGCTTCTGGAACAGAAAGCCCACCAGCTAAATCAGCAGCTGGTGGCCGCTGCTCCTAAAGTCGATTTTGCCGACCGGGTATCAGTAGCTAAAGGGATCCTGATTGGGAATTTTGCAAAGGTTGTTGGACTTAAGCAAAACGCGCTGTTTGCCTGGTTACGGGAGAACGGCATTCTCATGGCTTTTGGAGCGCGCAAAAACGTACCGCGCCAACAGTACATCAACGCCGGGTATTTCACGGTGAAAGAAGTGGTGCTGGATGATGAAAATGGCTACCAGATACGGTTGACGGCTCAATTAACGGGTAAAGGCCAGCAGTGGTTGACGCGTAAACTGCTCGATGCTGGCTTGTTAAAACCGGTGGCGGCTGAATAATGGAAGAATGCCCGGTTGATGCCGGGCATAATTTATTGCGCGCTTTCGGGGTTGTCGTTTACTGGCTGCCCCTTCTTGGTTTTACGGCTGCGCGTAACTGATGCGGCTGACTTAACCTTTTTCTCTTCGCGAGTGATGGCAATTTGTTTTTTTACATTTTCAATATCTGCCAGGCGATATATTTTTGCTTGCGGCCAGCGGTCGCAGATGATCGGTTCTATGGAGTCATAAAGGCTAAATTTTGCTTTTTCGAATTCACCGTTGATGATAATTCCATCACGGAGAGTTTCATCGCAGATAAACACGCCACACAGTGGCACATGGTAACTAACTGATTTACCATCATTGTAGTTAGGGCTACTGGAAATGTAGTGGACGCGCAGCATTGTTTCGCTAAAGCCGTGTACACGCATACGGAATTTTTCATCCTCCGGGTACTGCTTCATTAGCTCTTTTGTTGCTTCCAGGTTCTCTATGTATTTCGCACTGCGCTCATTGATCCCCGCGCTTTTTTGGATGCGAATGTCCTTATCAATCAGATGAATAATGCGGCCAGCGGTCATGTTGACGCTGTTCACAGCTTCTGTCTGATAAGTCGTAACCTTACGCACACCGCGAAGGATGTTAGGCACTGGATATAAAATAGTCTTTGGGATATTGAGGTCTGGGTACTGTTCCAGTTCCCGCGCCATTAAAGTCCATTTATCAATTTCAGCCTGAATGCTGTCCGTTTCTTTGAACGGCAGAACGACAACCGGGCGAACAGGACGACCGTCGCTGGCGGCATCAACGTGTTGGGCGCGTGCAACAGCTTTTTTTAGAAAGAGATCCCTGAAGCTGACGAACTCCTGGTACAGTTGTTCGCCGTAGACATAATTTATCATTGATCCTCCTCCAGAATTGACATGGCCAACAACTTACAGCGGATTACACTGGGAGTTGTTGGCCACCATTATAGAAGGATCCAACGAAAATAATAGATTTATTAGTGCATTTATTGTGAGTCTGGCTGGTTAGTGGCCATGAGATATTCGATTGTGTCAGTGAGATCATCCAGGTCGTCTTGGGTGATGCGGTACTCCTGATTGGATATCTTTGAGTAGTGTTCAGCAATGGCGCGGGCAGCGTCGGTTTCGGCGGGGTCTACAGATAAAGCGTTAGAGCAATGTCTAACGTCGTCGATGGTTGGTGGAATGAAAGCCATAATTATGCCTCACTGTATTGACAACACAGAGCTTGAAGCTCTGACTTACTGTTTCACCCATGATCCATGCTGGGGTAATCTAACAACATTGCGCTGTGTGTAAGATGAGCAATGCATAGCTGTAATGCCGTTGTATAAGGTTTCCCTGTTTGCTCATTTCCTTCTGAGCCGCTCTACAACGCTGAAGACACATTAAATAGTGAATCCAAAGTCGTATTACGAAACGGCGGCAAAACTATAATTTATTAGAGCAATTGTCAAACAACTATGAAAAACAATCCAGTTTTTGGCTGGTGGAGTGGGATTTTTCTCTAAAAATTTATTGCTCTAATAATTCTTGATTTTTATGCGCAGCTGGACGTAAACTCCTCTTCAGACCTAATAGCTTCGTATAGCATACATTATACGAAGTTATATTACGGGTTATTGAACATGATTAATTTACCTGTAAATCCATACAGTTCAATACCTTATCAGGTCAAATAGTGATCACTTGATCATTTGATCAAGGTTGCGCTACGTAAAATCTGCGAAATGTTGGCAGTGTTAGTGCTCCAGATTTCGCGTAGCGCACTTAGCACCACCAATCAATCAGAGGTGAAAAATGGGATATTCAGCTGCTAAAGTGTCCACTCATATTGAGCTTGAGAAAAACCATGGTTACTGGCGGGCAAAAGGGTTTGATCGTGATAGTTGTCAACTGTCATTATCGCGCGGTGAAGAGAAAATAGAACGCACGCGCGGTCGCTGGCGTTTCTATGACGAGAACCATAAACAGGTAAAGGCAGAGCCAATCCTGTACACTTTACTTAAAACCATTATCTGAGTGTTAAATGTCCAATTTACTGACCGTACACCAAAATTTGCCTGCATTACCGGTCGATGCAACGAGTGATGAGGTTCGCAAGAACCTGATGGACATGTTCAGGGATCGCCAGGCGTTTTCTGAGCATACCTGGAAAATGCTTCTGTCCGTTTGCCGGTCGTGGGCGGCATGGTGCAAGTTGAATAACCGGAAATGGTTTCCCGCAGAACCTGAAGATGTTCGCGATTATCTTCTATATCTTCAGGCGCGCGGTCTGGCAGTAAAAACTATCCAGCAACATTTAGGCCAGCTAAACATGCTTCATCGTCGGTCCGGGCTGCCACGACCAAGTGACAGTAATGCTGTTTCACTGGTCATGCGACGGATCCGAAAAGAAAACGTTGATGCCGGTGAACGTGCAAAACAGGCACTGGCGTTCGAACGCACTGATTTCGACCAGGTTCGTTCACTCATGGAAAATAGCGATCGCTGCCAGGATATACGTAATCTGGCATTTCTGGGGATTGCTTATAACACCCTGTTACGTATAGCCGAAATTGCCAGGATCAGGGTTAAAGATATCTCACGTACTGACGGTGGGAGAATGTTAATCCATATTGGCAGAACGAAAACGCTGGTTAGCACCGCAGGTGTAGAGAAGGCACTTAGCCTGGGGGTAACTAAACTGGTCGAGCGATGGATTTCTGTCTCTGGTGTGGCTGATGATCCGAATAACTACTTGTTTTGCCGTGTCAGAAAAAATGGTGTTGCCGCGCCATCTGCCACCAGCCAGCTATCAACTCGCGCCCTGGAAGGGATTTTTGAAGCAACTCATCGATTGATTTACGGCGCTAAGGATGACTCTGGCCAGAGATACCTGGCCTGGTCTGGACACAGTGCCCGTGTCGGTGCCGCGCGAGATATGGCCCGCGCCGGAGTTTCAATACCGGAGATCATGCAAGCTGGTGGCTGGACCAACGTAAATATTGTCATGAACTACATTCGTAACCTGGATAGTGAAACGGGGGCAATGGTGCGCCTGCTGGAAGATGGCGATTAGCCATTAACGCGCAAAGGATTGCTCTGATTCTTTGATATTTATGGTGACATATGAGAAAGGATTTCAACATCGACGGAAAATATGTAGTGCTGTCTGTAAGCACTAATATTCAGTCGCCAGCCGTCATTGTCACTGTAAAGTTGAGCGACAGGATGCCTGATATTGACTCAATATCCGTTGCGTTCCCTGTCAAAAGTATGCGTAGTGCTGAACATTTCGTGATGAATGCCACCGAGGAAGAAGCACGGCGCGGTTTTGCTAAAGTGATGTCTGAGTTTGGCGAACTCTTGGGTAAGGTTAACAATGTCCTTTCAATCAGTTCAGCAAGGTCCAAAGCGTTAACAGCTTCCATGATGAAGTAAAAAAAAGCCTGGCAAGGAGCCAGGCTGCACAAAAGAGCGGGTTTGTATTCCGCATCCAATCAATCAAGAAGGAGTATAGCACACTGGTACTGAAGTGAAAAAATATGATTCGCGATAAACAAAATATCTACCATTGCTCTAATTTATTGCTATAATTGAGCCGCGGTTTTTGTCAACTACGAAGACGAGCCATTACTTAACTCCTTGACATCATTGGCGGCCGAAAGGCCGCCTTTTTTAATCATTCAGCCGCCACCGGTTTTAACAAGCCAGCATCGAGCAGTTTACGCGTCAACCACTGCTGGCCTTTACCCGTTAATTGAGGCGTCAGCCGTATCTGATAGCCATCTTCATCATCCAGCACCACTTCTTTCACTGTGAAATATCCGGCGTTTATGTACTGCTGAAACGGTACATTTTTACGTCCGCCGGACGCAATCAGGATGCCGTTCTCCCGTAACCAGGCAAACAGCGCATTTTGCTTAAGTCCAACAACCTTTGCAAAATTCCCAATCAGGATCCCCTTAGCCACTGATACCCGGTCGGCAAAATCGACCTTAGGGGCTGCGGCCACCAGCTGCTGATTTAGCTGGTGGGCTTTCTGTTCCAGAAGTTGCTTTTGTTCAGCCAGCTCGGCAGCCAGGCGCAGAGCTTCGGGAAGCGTCTGAGGGATTGCGACCGGTTGCTGTTCTTTTTGCCGGAAGTAGCTGTCTTCCAGTTTTTCAAAGAATGCCCATGCCTGATCGGTTTCGATCATTTTAGCGTGGCGGGCTGCGCCGCGTTCCGTCCAGAGAGTGAGGTTTCTGGCGTTCTTACCAACAGAGTTACTAAAAGTAACTCTGTTCTTAAATTCTCTTAATTTTGAACCAGTTAAAAGAAAGTAGTGTTTACCTTCTTCAAAGCGATCGGAGTTGCAAGACAAATTTTTACGAATATTGCCTTCATCGGTTCCGTACCCCTTAGCAAGAGTTTCGGTTGTTACGACACGTACTCCCTGCCATTCCAGAACGGGAATTTCATCCGGCTGATTTTGAACAACCACCAGCTCCGATTCCTGAACTGAAGGTGCATGAATTTTTTCTGATTTAACGTTAGTTGCTTTCATTCTGTGTGCCTCCTTGCGTGCTTCGGCTGCGACGGTTGCGTAATTCAGATGACCCTGTTCGAGCAGGTATTCGCGGATATCAGACAGCAGGATACGGTGAACCGCGTGTTTGTCCTTTCTCCGGTAAAGTTGTTTGGTGATCATGAAGTAGTTGGCAATAACGCCTGGTATATCCCTGGTGCTGATACAGGCAGTGTGCTGTTCAATTGCCTCGATCATCTCTTCACGGGTGACTAATGACGTTCTCATAGCCCCTCCTGAGCAGAAGCGTTAACAGGGAGGCACCAGTAACTGAGAGAATTGCGCAAATCGGTAGAAAAGCGGGCAGAGAAAATACAGGGAGCATCCGGAAGCTGAGAACGTGCCTCATCTTCTGTTGGTGCGATAACGAAGTGATAGTGACGTTTCTGGCAGGAGTAAAAGCGCCAGATAAATTCAGGGCGTGCGCAAGGATTGGCATTAACCATAGTTACGGCCTCATGTACAGGTTTAACAACCTGCTACCCGCTGCTAAACGGGTGGCAGGACGTGACGGGGTTAGCAGACTGGCGTACATGAAACCAGCAGGCCGAAGCCTCCCCATCACGCCCCACCATAATTCGGGCGTAACGCGGTTTTACGGACATAAAAATACCGCAATATCGGAAATCTGCGGTTGTCCGCATGTACATTCAGGCTGCTAAACCCGGTCGCAGAATTTGCTACGACGTAGGAACTATAAGCCTGAACAACAGGAAGATCAATAGTCTGGCGTCCAATAGTAGTTTATTTGCTCTAATAAATCAAATTTATTAGAGCAATAACAATCTAGTTGAATGTTTCCTCTCTGAGGTTGCAATGTGCACACTTAGTGCCTTATTTGTATGCACTAATAAATATATTATTTTTAATAATAAATAATTGACAACTGACAAGTGACTTCAGTCAGAATCATCACACGCCCGGTACGGATGGATCCCTTTTCAAATATTCCATGGACGGCACAGTCTGAGTACCGGGCGCTACCTTCAGTTGTATTGCTAAGCCGCCGCTGGTGGCTTTTCTTTTTTGTAGGGGGCGCTATGGATAAGAAAATATGCGTTGTTTCGATGAGCGTCGGCAAACCGGCGTCAATGACTGCTGCATGGATCAACAACGAGCTGATAATGGCTGAGCGGACCAGCTACCCTGAACGCCGCCGCGATATGGAACTCCAGTTGCTGCGCGAATTGCGTGAGAAAGAGGAAAAAGGTTTTATCGTGCTGGTGGAAGAGGAAAACAGCTTTATTACTGGTCGAGTTGGCCAGCGTGTAAGGTTGCGCGATCCCTTCATGAACGGCAGGCCGGTACTAATTGAGGCAATGCAGATTTATAAGGAGCTGGAACGCCAGAAAGCAATCAAGTTACCGCGCAAGGAATCCGGCAAATACATCCTCCACCAAAGCATCTTCGATTCCGAACACGATAAAAAAGGCGATGAATTTTTCAACATCAACTGGAGCGAAATAACGACAGAGCATGTTCTGACGTTACTATGTTGCTTTGCGACGGAATACAACAACGTTGCCAGCGCCGACTACATCAGTGCAATGGCTGGAGAAGTTGAGGCACGCCAGGAACCATCGTTACTAAGTCCACTTATTAACATAATTCTGGGTACCCTGACACTGGAACAAAAAAAAGTGCCGAAAGGGGTATTAACAGGCAAGCATAATTATTTCTAATAATTTATAGTGGGGACTTTTGATGGTGTAAAACCCCATGAATTATTATTTTTTAGTTTTTTTATTCTATTTTTTTTGCATTACCCGTCATAAAAATGAGCTTGCTTACATAATAGAAAATTATTTTATCAACACTATTACAACAAACGATTATCACTGATAACATGAGTCCTTTGAAAACAAAGGACTCACCATACTATGTCTAATACCTCGGCAAATGAAATTGTACCGCACTTACCGCTAATTTTCGAAAATGAAGCTAATGGGATTCTTCAGGATCTGGCCTATACTCCATCGCTTATGGGGTTAATGATGTTCCCGACAGAAGAGGAGCTGAAAGCAGCGAGAAGCTACATAATTAACGTTTTTGAAGAGTGTTACCGAGCCGGTCATTTGCGCATTATGGGCTTTACTAATGAAGAAAACTTGTTCGGATACGCCTTAATCTTCGGACATCCATCGGGAAATTTTCCGTTGTACTGTCATAAAATATATGTATATGAGCAATATCGTGGTAATGGACTTGGAAGTAATATACTGGCAGAAATACTTGCATTTCCAAATGAGGTCGCTTTGATTTGCCAGTCTGATTTGGTTCCTTTTTATGAATCAGCCGGAATGCACTTTAAAGGAAATTACACCACTCCATCAGTCGCCAATTTCAAAAAAACTCGCGGCATGTATGAGGGGCTTTGTTTGATGAGCACTGAAAAAAATGCAAACTCTAATGGTGTACCTATATTCATGCTGAACGATAACGATATTGATAACATCATACAGGCTATCGCATCATCGGCACCACGATAATATTAATAATTCATCTCGCCGCAGGAACTACAAACCAGTTGATTGTTTGTGAAACGCCCGGTGCAAACCGGGCCAACAAAACTCAATCAGCATTGAGAAGCAATGCATTATCTATGATGATCTGCTCCCATTCTTCGAATGCCCGATCGCGGACACCTTGGGGAACACTGTTAGTTTTGAAATCGACGACCGTACGCCATTTCCCGTCCGGACGGTACATGCGCAGAGCTTTACTTCCCCCTTCCCTGCGCACTTCAACGTTATGCTTATCAGCAAACTCTTGTAATGCTCGTAGCGTCCCATGCTTTACTGTGTAGTATCGCTTTTTCAAGTTTTCTCTCCAGCCTGTGCCAAGGCTTCAACTTCCAAATCGTAAGACTCAAACTCATAGTCCTGGTCGTCAACTTCTTCAGGCACTGGCAGTAAATGCCAGGCTGAGTATATCTGACCATTATCAAAACGCTCCTGGCTGTAGAGCGTCGCGGCTATGAGTGTTAGCGCCGGGCGGTCATAACGGTAAATTTTGCGAACGTCACGGTCAACGAGACGACCGAAATTACCATAACCGCGCTCCAGTAATAATTTTTTAATTTCCGGCCAGTATGGGCCATAACTGCGGTACAGGCGGGGATTTTTCAGTAATCGCCCGCGTAGCCCTGACAGGAAGAAATCAACGTATTCGTCTTCTGTCTTTCCTAACAACGCTGTACGGAGTACCGCCTCAAGATATGTTTTATTCGGTTTTATTGTATCAGATAGTGTGGCCATATTATGCGACGCCCGGCGAACCGGGCGCTCCTGTTATGCGTATTGTTGGATGACGGCCAGAACGTCCGCCACGTTGTGTTTTGTCTCGATAATCCACCAGTTACCCGGGAAATCGCTGTTCTTCGCCTTCGCTGGCAGCCAGCGAGCGCCGAATTTCGCCTTGATTGCGTCTTTCGCACGGAAAAGAACGCCTTTCATGCCTGAGGCCTCCTGAAGCCCAAATACCTCGCCAGCGGCGAATTTTGGTGCGTACATCATCTTCAGGTCGGCGGTGGATACGCGATAATTCAGACCAAGAGACTGAGCTATGCTGGTGGCATCACCCTGTATTGATGATAACTCTTCTTGTTTCTCGTTTCTGGCGGCAATTTCTTCCTCCGTGATGTTGCCAAGGGCCAGGTTTATCCGATCAGCGTCGGCCTGTTTCTCTTCATCGGTGCGCCCGGCAAGAACCGTGTTAATTCTCTGCAATATCTCCACATGATTCTTGCGCATGCTGAGCAATTCCGGCGTAACCTCGTTAAGATCCACCAGCCCAAGGATGGCAAGGTCGGAAAACATTGATACCAGGTTGTAGGTCATGCGATAGCTGAGTTGACCATAGGCTGATGGCAACTTCACCGCATCCATTTGATAGGCATCCATAAATTTAGAGCCGTCGTTTACGACATCCGCAATTGCAGGTGTGATTTTCCCTGTGGTGGCGGCCTCCCTGATTGCTGTTACCCACGATTGAGTCAGTGCGGCGACTGCATGATTCAGATTGGCTTCCCGTTCTGCTGCGATGCGCGCGCTTGCTGCGTCCATTGCCTGCTTGATCTCGGTTTTATTGCTGTAAATGCCAATGGTGCCAAACTGTGCTGTGGTGATCTCATAATCTGACGCCCGGAACTCATGGATACCGAAAATGGCATTGGTGACCTCAAGTTCAGAATCCCCGTTACGAGTAGCCCCCTGGCTTGTTTTCTCCGGCATTCTGGCGATCGCATCCGCTATTTTCTCCTGAATTGCTTCAGGGGATAGCGTATCTCCATATGACGCGATTACATCGCCATAATTGGAGCCAAACAGTTCAGTCAGGAATACTTCCGCCAAACGGACCTGGCGGTTATTCCCTTCCGACATCATACCAAGCACCCATTTTGCAATTGACGACTTCAGCGCGCCGTCACGGCGATCCGGGTAAACCGCATGCTTCAGTGGGTCCGTATAGGTACCAACAAAATCAATGCTATAGCCTGACTCTGTAGTCTGAACGCCGTATGAGTCAGTGATTTTGATCATGCCGCGCTGCTGGAAACGGTAGAAATCGTCACAGGAAATGATGTCGTTAATCCCGGCGATGGAGACGCCACCACTGATTTTCTGCATAACAGCATCTTCATCGGGAGTGACATCCACCTGTTTATCCAGCGTCTTCACTTCCCAGTTACCCGATTTGGTGCCTTTGAAGGTAAAGATGATCTCCACGTCTGCGCGCTGGCTGTCGAAGTCCAGCGACTTAATGCGAACGATATCACCGGCACAATCGTAGTATTGGCCTACACGCCATGAGCGATCGCCGATAAAAAGGAACTCATTCGCATGGTTAACCAGATCAGGATCAACATCCAGAATGCCTTTATTTATTGCATCCTCCACCAGCGGGCGCAGGCGTTTGATATCCGTCGCGGCCTTCTGAGTACGGTTCAATAATTTCTCATAGCGGGAGATGGCTTGAGAGATATTAGCCTTGCGCTGAATGGCGCTTTTCAACGACGCGCGATACTGTGCTAACAACGTACGGTCTGTGTGATGGACGCTACCCCAGCGGGCTTTCCAGTCTGCGTTATCAGCTGCTTTGGCCATTACCGCCTGTTTGAATTTAGCTACCTCGGCGGTGGTCTTTTCAAGTTCCGCTTTGCTTCGCTCTAATTCAGCGGTAAGTACCTCCACATCCTCGCCAGCTGCGTGCTGCGCCTTGATGTAGTTCTGAAGGTCGATAGTAGCCTGTTCTTTCTGGCGAGCGCGTTGCGCGGCTTTCGCCTTATCCATTTGAACCTGCATCATTGCCAGACGTTCGCCATCATCCTTAGCGGTATACATCTGCATTTCGATCATATCGTTGGCGTCGGCGTTCTCCATTTCTGACTTATCTGAACGGAGGATATCGGAGATCCAGCCTGCTTTACGTTTCAGCGTCTTCAGTCGGTATTCATCGAAAGAACCCTTGCCGCAGTAGTAATGAACGCGAACGCTTGCACGGTTGGAGCCAACTCGGGCACCGCGACCGTTACGCTGTGCGATACTGGCTGGTGTCCATGGCAACGTCAGATGATGGATGTCAGTCGTTCCTCGATGCAGGTTGATACCCACCTCTGCCTTTTTGTTGCAGATGATGATCGGAGTCCGGCCCTCCTGGAAGTCGGCTGCAATCTTTTCCAGACCGCCCAACGACATTTCATTTTGCTGCGCGATATAGGCGTCATACAGAGCCATTTGCTCGTTGTATTTCGCTATCTGTGCATCTGTTGGTTCATCCGGTAACTCTTTCGGCGGTTTAACCGCTTTCAGTTTCTTACCGGTTTTACCTGCCTCGGCAACCGTCTGAGCATTCAGGATCCCCACCTTTGAAGGTTCAAGGTTAAGAGCATTGCAGATAATGCGCTTGAGCTTCTGGTGCTGCGTTTTTTCATCGGTGAAGATGATTTGCTTACCTTCCGGGAAAAACTCCTTCAGCGTGGCGATCAGCTTCGCGTATTTGGGTGTAACGGGGTGAGTTACGGTCTGTTCGTCAATGCCAAACCTGGCCAGGCGCTTATTCACTTCCTGCTCGAACGCTTCCGGAACCTGCAACTGAATAAACTCGCCCTTATCTATCAGGGAGTATTGCGATTGCTGCGTGATTGAATCATCACTGTCGTCGTCTTCGCTGGTGGCTTGTTTAGGCAAACTGTCCGCCAGCTGCTGCACCGCATCGGCGTACTCCGGCAGGAAACGATAGGTGATCCGGCGATAGTACAGGTCCATGTCAGTACATACGCGGTCCATATCCCTGATTATTGAGAAGATCGGACGGGCTTTCTCGTGCTCAATCACGCCGTCTTCATTGACCGAGGTCGTTACGCCATTGTTGGCTTTGGCCGCCGCTTCCGCCTGCTGACGCAATTCTTCATACGCCGCCAGTTGTTCTTCAGTAAGTGGTGCATCCTGCTGGTGTTCGTCCAGCTCCGGGATCTCCACGGTATCCTTAACGTCTTCCGCCGTTTTAAGCGTTACCCAGCGATGGAATATACCGCGCAGCGCATCAAGGTTTTCAAAGCCCACCAGCGCCATTTTTTCTTCAACTTCACCGCTAATTTTCTGTACCGTTTCCAGCCTGGTCTTGCCGAAGAATTTAACGAAGTCATCAGGACCGTAGATCCCCATGTTCTGCCAGTATTCCTTCGGCAGAACATGAGAAAGCATGTTGTATGCATCGATCGGGGTGTTAACGACTGGCGTTGCAGTCAGGAGAACCGGCCCGCGCCCGCCATTCTTTTTCATCAGGTACGCGTTTTTAATTGCCATATCTCGCGCCGATTGCGCCACCGCGCTGGTGGGCAGATAGGCCAGTTGTGACGCTTCGCGACCATTTTTATAGCTATTGCGGTAGTTGTGACCTTCGTCGGCGATCACACTATCGAAGCCCATATCCTCAAAGTACGGATACTTCTCTGCTTTTTCGGTGCCGGTATCTGAATACTCCGACAATACCCGGCGACGCGCGGCCTCTTTGCGGTGGGAGTCGGAGTCCATTGCGCTGGCTACGCGCCCGGCTGCAACGAAGTCATAAAGCATATCCTGTGCATGCTCATCTACGGTGTCATCACGTAGCGGAATGCGGGCGTATTGTTCTTTGGTAAACACGACTGCACGGTAATTTGAGTGCGGGATCGCGTTCATCCGCGCCGTGATAGTGGCTTCATCTGCCAGCTTAAGAGCATCGCGCATAACTGGAGTGCCATCAGTACCAAGAACAGGTTTACCGTTCTCATTGAGCACCGGCACCTGGCGAATCTGATCGCCATCCATCAGCACATCAAGACCGACGAACAGGTAGTTACTGAATGCCTCTTCACTCAGGAACTCTTTTGCTTCGTAATACCAGTTTTCCAGCACTGATTTAGGCACTACATACGCAGTACGGGTGGAGCGACCGTTCTCATAGTTGAACGCCTCAAGCGCCAGCGCGGTCGTCGTTTTACCCAGCCCGGTGCCGAAGCCCAGGATGCCGCGCCCATCTTCGGACAGTCGTCTCACCTCGCTATTCTGGTAATCAAATGGCTGGCGCTTACCGCTTAATCCCTTCAACCCAAGCGGATCGCCAGAGTGTTCATACGGAATATTGCTATTGAACACATCGTTGTATTTGGCAACCAGTTCATCGTAGCGATCGTGCGTCTTGATCCACTTATTGAACTGGTCCTCAAGCAGTGCCATCTGCTCGCGGTAGCCGTTCGCCGTCGCGCTATCTTTGCCACCGATACGCGCACCATTGAGATACTTTTCCAGCTGTGCCGGGAACCCGGTCGCGTTTTCACCTGATTTACGGTCCCACTCGTAGCGGATCTCGCCTGTTTCTTTATCCTTGCGCTGGACGACACCGTATCGGTGCCCGACGAACAGACCATCACCACCGTGATAGGTGTCAGAAACCATGTCGTCGCCTTCCAGCTGCACTGACTGCACATAGCGAAGATCCGGATAGCCGTTTTCCTGCAAAAATTCCAGAATGACGGAACGGTCGAACCAACGGCTATTGAGCTTAAAGCGGATATTCTCTGCTGGCGTCTTGATGCGCTTCTCTTCGATCGCTGCCAGCTGATTAAGGACGTTGTTCTTTACTGGACCGTCGGGGAGTGTGGCAAGGAATTCCTGTTTTGGTGCCACTATCTCGTTAATGTCGCCGCTGGTGGCGCGGGCGAACGGAACAATCCCGCCATACGGTGAAACCGCAATGCCAGGGGTGCTGGCCAATAAATTAAGCAACTCGTCATCACTGGCTGGCAGTTCGCCGGTAAACGCAAGGCGGAAATCATCGAGCTGGATTGGATCGCGAGTGAGATCACTGTAGAGATAACGCAGGGTGTCCTGATAGCTGGTGGAGTCATAACTGGCGCTGGAATCATGCGTAACCAGTTTTCCTGTCAGCTCGTCAGAAATAGTGCCATCCAGCTTAATTGCACCACGGAAAGCAAACCAGGCGCGCGCACCGCTCCCCGATAATTTCGCTATCGGACCGCGACCGGGGTTACCAAAACGGTCAATCTCTGCCTGCAAACGGGATACCAGAGAAAGGCGCTGCTGTTCGATTTGTTCAGCACTATGCCCGGCGGCCTTCATGTCCTGATATTCAATTAACATCCGGCCAATCATCGCCCCGCGATACAAGCGTTCACGGTATTTTTCAGGCTGGCTGTTAATCCAGTCCACCAGCTGCACCATATCGTCGCTGATTGATGTGGTGTACTTATCGCGGACATTTGCCATCTGGGTAAATGTCATGCCGAGACGGCCTTCTGTTGTAGTCAGGTTACGCTGAAGAGCCTCCCAGCTATCCGCGCCATAACTGGCAGCATCGATCTTAAGTTCCTTCCCGGCATCAGCTTCAATCCAGCGACCACCAGCATATTTTTGCCATACGCCATTAATCAGGCGCATTTCCCCTTCACCAACAACGTCTGCGGTCGGTGACGGTTCAGCCATATCGAGCAAAGACCAGTCGATACGGCTTTCGAAACGATGAATCAGCTTCGCTTTAAGAGCCTGGTTATCAATCTGACCGTCGGCACGAACCTCAATACGCCCCTGGAAGCCCTTTTCCTGGGTGCCATGAACAAACCGGCGGCCGTCCTTTTCAAACCACTTGCCAGAAATAAACGTTGGCCAAAGCACATTTGCCAATTCAAGAGTGCTCTCATCCACCAGGGGGATTTTCTCAGCCATCTCTGCCGGATGTTTGCGCATCAGCACCACATCTACGACCGTACTGGTCCCGTTTGCGTCAAAAGTACCGGTAGGCAAGCGGTGAGCGCCAAGAAATTCAGCTTTACGGGATAGGCGCAGGCGCAACCGCTTCATGTTTGAACCTGAAACAATGGACGGCGGCACAATCACACACATGAATCCGCCTGGCTTTATCTTGTCCAGCATGCGGAGCATGAAGTAAGACCCCATGTCCGTTTCTTCTGCGTAAGGCTTATCGATGTTGCGTGTGTTATCACGACCACCGAACGGAACGTTACCCACAACATGGTCGAATGAATCGTTAGGCGTGCTTACAGCCAGCTGTTCGAACGGGGAAATCTGTACGCTGTCTTCCGGGTGTAACAGCTGGTTTATACGACCGGAAACACTGCTGATCTCAGTCGCGGTCATCACCGTACCAACCGGTTTTGTCTCATTAAAAACGCCGGTGCCCGCCGATGGTTCCAGAGTGTTACCTACGTCCGCGCCGTAGAGCTTCATGATCTCCCAGACACCTTCAGCGATCGGCTTTGGTGTGTAATATTCGGAGACGGACCCGCCAATGCCGCCTTCGCCGGTGTACCCAGCCAGGATCTGGCGCTGTTCATCTGTCAGTGTCGCGCCGTCCACCAGCGAATTAAGCAAATCTATCGCCTTCTGATTCGCCTCCCGGCGTAGTCGGTCATAGCTTTTGCCTTCCACCTTTTCCACGCCGTATCTAATCGGCGCTCGATGAGATGTTATTGCCCTAATGTATTTCAATATTTCGCTGACACTTGAACAGCGAAACACCCCCATAGATAGCTTTTTCATTGGTAATCCTTAACAAGTGACTAGTGTTAAATTCCGTTCAAACACGATGCGAATTATTCTAATTAAGGTGCAATCTTGGCAGACAATAAAATCACGCTATCCTCGGTCAGGAAGGCGCTGGCGGGGGTTTTTAAAGACAACGGAGAACGGGACAACATCCTCCTGTCCGCGCTGGCTGTGCACGGCGGAAGTGGGTATTTGTTTTCTCGCGCAGGGGCACCGGTACAACTGTCCGGCTTCTTAGGCGGCAAACCGGGCGATAGTGGCATGGCTGGCGATGGGCTGGTGGACGGAAGTCGCTTTATCTTTGATGAAGTTCAACTGCCGGAGGACCGCTTGCAACGCTATCCGCTACTCGAAGAGATGGCGGTTTACAGCACGATCGCCACCGCGCTGAACATCCATATTACGCACGCGCTCTCTTTCGATAAGAAGACCGGGCAAACTTTCTCTATCGTGCCGGTACATCACGGAAACGATAGTGACTATGACGCCGCGCAGGCGTTGTGTGACGAGCTGATGAACGACATCGGGCGAACCATCAACAAAGAGGTCGCCGGGTGGGCATTTATCATGTCTGTATTTGGGGTGGCTTATGTCAGGCCATACGCCAAAGAAGGCATAGGGATCACGTCTTTTGAGTGCTCCTATTACACCCTTCCGGGCTTCATCAAAGAGTTCGAGGTCAGCGGTAACCTGGCGGGATTTAGCGGCGATTATCTGAAGGACGCGTCAGGGAAAATGGTTTTCGCCGATCCGTGGGCCATTATCCCTATGAAAATCCCCTACTGGCGGCCTAAGTCAAACCTTATGCCTGTGCACACTGGCCATAAAGCATACAGCTTGCTGGATAATCCGGAAGAGCGCACGCCGATTGAAACCCAGAATTACGGGACCAGCTTGCTCGAATACGCCTACGAGCCGTACATGAATCTGCGTTCGGCGATCCGCTCACTGAAGGCAACGCGTTTTAACGCGTCGAAAATTGACCGAATCATCGGCCTGGCGATGAATAGTCTGGATCCGGTAAAAGCAGCCGATTATTCACGCACCATTACTCAGACGCTTAAACGAGCAGCTGACCTGATGGAAAAGCGCGCACGCGGCGCGAATAACATGCCTACGGTGACCAATACTCTGCTGCCTATTATGGGCGACGGCAAGGGACAGATGACTATTGATACTCAGACCATCCAGGCTGACATCAACGGCATTGAAGACATTCTCACCTATATGCGCCAGCTGGCGGCAGCACTTGGCCTCGATTACACCCTCCTGGGGTGGGCAGATCAAATGTCCGGCGGGCTTGGTGAAGGTGGATTCCTGCGCACGGCAATTCAGGCCGCCATGCGCGCCTCATGGATCCAGCAGGGCGTAGAAGAGTTCATTCAGCGGGCTATCGATATTCATCTTGCTTTCAAGTACGGCAAGGTTTACCCGGAAGGTGATCGCCCGTACAAAATCGAATTCCACTCCGTTAATACCGCTCTGCAACAAGAGCACAACGATAACCGCGACTCGCAGGCGAACTACGCCACCATCGTTACGCAAATCCTCGATGCCGTCAGCAATAACAGCGTCCTCGCTAATTCCGATGCATTCAAACGTTACCTGTTCAGCGATGTGCTGGAGATTGACGAAAAAATCTCTGAAGCACTGGTGAACGAACTGAAAGCTAAAAGCGAGGACGACGATCACCTGATGGATTCCATCATCAAAACACCGCCACAGGAACTGGCGCAAATCCTTGAATCGGTCTTTAAAGAGGGAAACGATAATGACTGATGTTTTGAAAACGGTCACTGACCGCTTTTGTCTCTATAGCAATGCTCGAAAAGGTCGCCAGAACGGGCGACAGTATGTATTAAGCGCGGTAAAGACCATGCTTGAAAGCAAGGAAACTCAGGAAGGTTTACGCCTTGGTGAGCTTTTCGGCTATTACGGTCACGGTCGCCGACAGCTGACCGGCAAACTGGAAGTACCAGAAACCAGCGTGATCATGGTGGAAGGTCGCCCGGTCGTTATCGACAATGTTCCAGCTTGCCGCACAGTAGCTATATCCGTTGACGACAACGGCATCGTTACCCATACACAGGAAATTCTTAACACAGAGCCGGGTAAAATTGTCGCCGCGATGATCGAAAGCCGAGCTGGTGGCTGGAGCTGGGCCACTGGCGGGCGTGAGTCCGGGAAAATCGCTGTAACCACCAGCTTCCATGGTGTGGATTATGTGACAACGCCGAACTATATCAGTCTGGATCATCCTGCCAGCGCCGGAATGTTTGAAAGCGCGGATTCTAAATCTTTACTGGCAGAGTCCCTGGCGGCGCATGGGTACTCCGACGAGTCAGTGCAGGCCGTTATATCCCATTACGGCAAAATGGCTGAACTGGAAATGATGGTGGAGGCGACAGAGCGTACGGCAGAACTGGAAACTGCACTACTCGAAAGCCAGGGCCGCCACCTCGAAGCAATGGCCAAGATCGCAGATGCTGAAGCGCGAATCGCTTTGCTGGAGGAAACAGCGGGTATCCGCGACGATGTGCTGGCAGCAATGCAAGACGAACTGGATAACCTCCCGATCTTCGTCTCCGCCGCCCAAAAAGACGCATTCCGCCTCAAAGAACCTGGTGATGCAAAAATCGTTGCCACACTTTTCGAATCTCTGATCAAAGTTGGCGCGCGCAACTTGCCTGTCACTAAGAAAATTAAAGAGGTTCCGCAAGCGGCTAACGTCCAGGCACCGCGTGAGACAAGCATCATCACGTTTAATAATTCAATCAATCCGTTCAAATAACCACCAAAAATAACCCCGGCGGCTGCCGGGGTTCTCGTTAACTATTATCACCTTCGTCTGCGTGCCATATATTTGCGCACCGCGCGGCGTGGACAATCTGAAGCGGTTTCTTTCTGCTGCATCAATCTCGCGGCCATGCTCAAAAATGTCAGGCACAGCCGAAGCCCAGCATACAATAGCGGTTCCAGTGGCCACGTTTCATTAAGCACATATACCGCCATGAAAATCGAGTCAAAAACTATCGCCGCCAGCGATAACTTCATTGTCGAAAGTCGGCGGAGCTGCCGGAGTTTATTCATTGACAAGCCCCGTCAGGCAAAGCTGGCGTTCTTTTTCACGGCGAATCTTTAAACCTCGCAGGGGCACGCCGTTACTGTTCACGAAATCAGGGAGATGGTTACACATATTCACCCATTCCCCTTTCTGCGCCCACTTGTGGATGGACGTTTCTACTCGCATGCCTCGCGCTTTGCTGTAGTAGGTCCGTAAGCTATTGCATCCCATATTGAATGCCGCGCTTGTCATTGCACTGAAGGCATTATCGGGCATGTCTTTGCCCCGGAAGTGCTGATTAATACAGCGTTCAGCGATCAGGATATTCTTTTCCCAATCAGCGGCGATTTGCTGGTCGGTTTTTCGCACGCCTGGCGTTACCCCGTGTGTATTACCAATCCCGTCAGTCCATACACCCGCCGGGCACATGTATGGGTCACGTCGGCAACCTTCAGCGTTTCCGATAAGCTCAAGCCCCGCCTGGTTGGTTCGCACATTGCCATTACCCATCACGATGGTAATCATCACCGCGATAGCGCAAATTGCACCGCCTCCTGCGGCTGTTTTTCCCTTCATAAAGACCTCATAAGCGAATTTTTTACGCTCCAGGACAAACACCCATTCACAGCCAATACCGACTGACTCGATCCCTTTAGAAGGCACAGGATAATGCAAATCACTTGTTAGCTACGTTTCAAAGATATACATTATTGCTCTAATTAATTTAATTTATTAGGTAAGATAAGTGGCACAACGCGGTGTAAACAAAGTCCTCCTGATTGGTACCCTGGGGCAAGACCCGGAGATCAGGTATATACCAAATGGCGGCGCGGTCGGAAGACTAAGCATCGCAACGAATGAATCATGGCGCGACAAGCAAACGGGCCAACAGAAAGAGCAAACAGAATGGCATAAAGTCGTTTTGTTCGGAAAACTTGCTGAAATTGCGAGTGAGTATTTACGAAAAGGTTCTCAGGTCTACATCGAAGGGAAACTTAAAACCCGTAAGTGGACAGATGACGCCGGTGTAGAACGTTACACGACGGAAATTATCGTCAGCCAGGGCGGCACCATGCAAATGATCGGCGCTCGCCGTGACGATTCACAGTCCTCAAATGGCTGGGGGCAATCAAACCAACCTCAAAACCACCAGCAATACAGTGGTGGCGGTAAACCTCAGAGCAACGCCAATAACGAACCTCCAATGGACTTTGACGACGATATTCCGTTTTGAATGAGTAAAAAACGATTGAAAGAAAAGCGGTGGTCCAGACGCCAACAAAAGCACGAACTCGCTAAAAAACGCCAAAGTTGGCAATGGCACGCGCTTTTCACGAAAAGAACACCCCGAGATATTGCTTTCGCTGGTGGGAAAACATTCCTGACCCACCTGAAGGCGCAATACACCAGGTTTTAAGCAGAGGAAAGACTATGACAGCACAAAATACTAAAACCATTCAATACCGCCTACGTAATGGCCAGAGTGTCGAAGTGACCATCAATAATGATGGAGTGCCAGGCGAAAAGGTTTCTATCTCTGATCTGGCTATCGAAAAAACCATCATGTGCCACCTGGGCTTTACTGAAGAAGTGAGCAAAAAACATGGTGTGGCTATCTGGCGCACAATGGATACTGGCATGCGCAAATTCATTACTGCTCGTACTTCTGGTATGACCATGATGGACCTCATGCAGATTGCGCCGCTGTTTGAGTGTGAACCTTTGGATGTATTCAGCAATCCAGCTATCTGCCAGCAGTTATATGGTGAGATGAAACTCGCGGTTACCCCCATTGTGCTGCATGAAGGATCGCTTGCTGGCGTATGGAAAGTAGAGCGAATTTCAAGCTACATGCCCTTTCACTTCCATATCAACGGCGTAATCACTGGTGAAAACCAACCTGTTTCCGTTACAAAGTCAGACCTCAAGCGCGCAATTCTTGAAACAAGTTGTCGAGTTATCGGCTTGGGCAAACAGTCTTATGTTTCCTTCCCGGCTGGCCCTGAAGGCCCGGCAGAAATTCTGATTATGGATGCCGATCTGCACTGGCAAATACAGTTTCTGATTGGCAAAAGCATCATCCGAGCTGAAGAACTCGATCAGTACATTACCTGCACGATGACGGATGAAGCCAAAAGTGTGGCTATAGCCAATGCCAGGAACCTATGTCGTGCTGCATTGGCAGAACCGCAAGAAAACATTCCAGAAGAAACAGAAAGTGACTAATAAAAACCCCGTCAGTTGGCGGGGAACTCCACGTTAAATGACCAATTATTATGTTAGCTAGCAGTTAAAGCGCCTAGTCATTATCTCTTAAAGAAGTCTTTTTAACTTATCTAAATTAGTGACACCTCCCGTTTTGCTTGCTATGGTATGCATTCATAAATCTATTCATTAATCTATTCACAACAGTAATTAAAACTATGGCTACACATGCAACAACAATCCGTAACTTGCTCAATCAAGGGCCTATGACACCAAGACAATTGGTTGAAAAACTCAGTGTTAGCCAACCAACGATATCTAGAGCATTAAGAGAACTTGGTGATGAAATCGTTAGGATCGGAAATGGAAGATCTATTCAATATGCTTTACGAGACTCTTTTAGAGGATTCGAATCAGTCCCCATTTATCGTATAACTGAAGAGGGGTGTATTTGCGTTCTTGGTACTCTCATTCCGGTGAGGCCAGAAGGCTATGTTATGGTTGAGGATGGGAAAAATAACAGGCATAGCGATGGGTTACCTTGGTGGTTATTTGATATGCGTCCACAAGGCTTCCTTGGAAGAGCATATGCATCAGCATATGCTCTTGAACTTAACCTTCCCTCAAATCCAGAGCAATGGTCAGATACTGATGTGATCAAAGCCTTACTTAAGCATGGGCATGATGTTGTTGGTAATTTGTTAATTGGAGAGCAAGCGCGCACGCATTTTTTAGAGATGCAGCCTCCTGTTCCTGTTAATCGTGAAATTGAATATCCTGTATTAGCTTTAGCCGCTGGTGAAGGTGATGTGCCAGGTTCATCTGCTGGAGGTGAACAACCCAAATTTTGTACTTTCACAGAGCGTGGACATGTATTAGTGAAATTCTCTGCACCTAACGACACCCCTATAAGTGAGCGTTGGAGAGATCTCTTGTTTGCTGAACATCTCGCATTAAAAGTTCTGGGGGTAGAAACAGAAGTTTTTGATTATAACGGTCAGAGATTCTTGGAAATTCCCCGATTTGATCGTGTTGGTCAACTCGGTCGGGTAGGTGTATTCTCACTTCGTGCACTTGATGCAGAATTTGTTGGGAATGCAAGAGCAACATGGCCCTTGCTGGTTAAAGAGTTGGTAAAAAATAAGTGCGTCCATCCTGATGCGATTATTATAGCAACAAGGCTATGGTCTTTTGGTGTGCTAATAGGCAATACCGATATGCATAATGGCAACCTATCGTTTATTAGTAGCCACGGACGCCCATATCATATTGCTCCTGCCTATGACATGTTACCTATGGGTTTTGCCCCACGCTCTGGGGGAGCAATGTCTAATGAGCTTAGAAAAACAGCACTACCAGACTTTGTAAGTCGAAAAATATGGGATGAATCTCTTGAATTAGCTGAAAAATTTTATGCATTGGCCTGTGAGTCCGACAAATTCTCAGCTAACTTTACTCCATGTTTAGAAGCACTACGCATCCACCTAGATGATTGTAAAATACGCATAGCCCGCCTGGCATAAACAAGAAATCCCGCCAATCTGCGGGATTTCTTCAATATACGATCTGGTCTACATGATCACCAAAATCATCGTTGTCGTCCTCATCGCCACCATCTACTGCTGGCCAATCAACAAACCAGCCAGCGTAAAGATGCAGCGTTCGGAGAACATCACTTGCGGGAGCATCAAGGGTGTTAACGAATCCCATATAGCTATTGGGATTTGCCCCAGCTATGGCTTCAGCGATCATGTCCTCGGTAATGTCACCGGAGATAATGCTTAAACGCCCGGAAACTTCTTCATTATCATCAAATTCGATAATGGCATCTCCGCCTAATGGCGCTGCGATTTTAATCTGCATTATTTAGCTCCTTTGCCACACCTAATAACAGTTCCAGCAATCCGTCACCATTCATCAGTGATGCGGCAGCGGCCTCTTTGTCATGATACAACTGAAGAGCCATAGAGAATACTTCCGTTGCTGATGTTTTTGAAATAGTCGGTGCTTTCTGCCGAATTTTCCCGGAGTTACTCACTGAGGCTGGCGGGTATACCTTCGCCATATAAATATTACTCAATCGAGATCTGAAGCACCATTCAGGCTTGCCACGCCCACCGATATTGACGAAAGATGGCTTATCCCCTTCAACATTGGCCTTCAGGAATGACCGGGCTTTCTCTAACAAACCAGGGTTACTGTACTCAAGATGATGACCCAGCTCGTGCCACAGTGCACTTGCATTTTCATCGTTCAAATTGACAGCAACAACACCATTTAGATTTGCATATGCCCTTCCCTGGTGGTGAACTACCTTTGATAAGGTCGATATTTTCCCGCCGGTCAGGCGATAAATATCAGCAAGTTCCTTGCGCAGGTCTATCCCACCATTCTGTCCAGCGCGGGCTTCTTCCACTTCTTCTGTGATAAAAGAGTCGGCCCACTCAAGAGCTTTTTCTTCAGATACGGATGAGTTTGCGATCGCACTGTTCATGGCAGATAACACTTTCTCGTGGACCGAACCCATACTTCGCTGATTCATTTGCCAGCGTGTCTGCGGGTTATATGAGAATCGCTTAAGTAGTTGGTCAAGCTGCTCAAGTTCTTCTTCACTGACATACTTTTTAGCCTCACCAATAATGCCAGGGAGAATATTGCCGTTAGGATTAAACGCTCGCGAAAGGAAGAGTTTCAGCGCCCCCATGCCCTCCGATGCTTCAATATCACCAATAACCCGGTTAACAATGGCCGCACTCTTCGGATTAGCATCCGCCAACGCTCTGGCTACAATTTGCAGGGACGATACGACCTCACGCTGCATATCCGTCCTGATCTCATCAATAAACTCTGGCGTTATGCCGTGCTCTTTAAGGATATCCCTGCCTTCCGCCGTTACCCCATCGATATCTCCGACATGTTTATTAACCCGACTTTGCAATGCCTTAAATGCCTTCAGAATTCCACGGGAATCATCCGCTTTACTAACGGCCTTCCTGAATGCTGGCAAGAAGTCTGAGTTAACCTCATTTTGTTGATCGGCCCACTGAATGGAGGCTTCTTTCATCTCGTCCAGAGTCAGATCACCCAACGCGGTATGGTCTGTGAATATGAGCGACAACCTCTGAACCATTTCTGCCAATGGTGATGCCGAATGCGCCGCGCTAAGGAATGCTTTCACCCTGGTTGGGCGAATGGAAAACCAGTCAATAGCTGGTGGCATATCTCCGTTTTTTATCGCCTGCGCTATCTCATCAAAGCCGTCGCGCCCAAGGGAGGATGCGTGATTTAACAATCCGCGAAGTAACGAATTGCTGATACCGAATAATCGGCACCATTTTTTTACGTCGGCAACAGGCATTCGGACAAAATGCGCAAGCACTTGTACAAGCTGCTCATCCTGGGGATCGGTGCGGGATAGCAGCCTGATCAGATGAATAATGTCTTTGATGCCGGATGCCCGATGTAATAGCAAGCTGGTATATGGAGAAACACCGTTGTAACTACCGCCGGAAGCTGACTCGAAAAGACCGCCGGATATCCCTTGCATACCTTCGTTTTCCAGTTCCTGAGACACCTGGCGAAGGATATCCTGTAACGACACATCGCCGCCGCCAAACATATCCCCCAGCGCCTGGCCCTGGTGCTGTAACTCATCATTGATACGTTGAGCCATCAACTTAAAGGCGGTGGCCATACGCTTCGCGCTACGGTTATTCGCGACGATGAACAACGCGAGTGCTTTCACTTCCGGGGCCGTTTCGCTGAACATATCCCCCTGAGCAATAACATCGGTAATATGCTGGCCTGACTCCTTCGATTGCCTTACCAGGTCTACCGCATCTTTCAATGCCGCCAGCGCCTTTTTATCGAGGCTATCCGCTGTCTCAATGCCATCAACAATAGTTGTCACAGCCTGCTTGTGCGCTTCTCCTGACAAAGCCTGCATCTGGACAAAATCATTGGCTGCCGCATTAAGCGCCGTCAGAACATTACGCATATCCGGATCAGGTTCTTCTGCAACCATCCTTACCAGGCGCGCATCCTTATATGCCTTGGCAAAGATCGCGTTTTGTATACGGTCTACAAGTTGCCGTGTTGGTCGCCCATCTTCAGTTACAAGGCCAGCCGCCTGTGTGGCACCAACTTGCGTCATAAATCCGCGAATAAACGCGTCATTACTGCGGCTAAGCAGATCTCCGCTTTCTGACGGGTTAAAAAGCGCCATCATCGCCGGTGTTATGCTGTCGGCATCAACAAAAGCCTTTTCACTGGCTGCCATTTCCTGGAGATCAGAAATATTTGAGTCCTTGGCAAACTGAACACGGTCAACCTTCGTTAACCGGCGGCGCACCAGTACCGGAGCCGTCATTGATTCAACCTTTTCAGGCCGTATGCCGAATTCGGTCGCATGTTCAATCAGGTACTCCCGATACCGATCCGCATTACCGTCCTGATAGGCTTTAATGATCCCCATGGTCCGCCCATTACCTGACTCAACGGCATTGTCCTCACCAATTATTGGCGCGCCATGGCTGGATAAACCGGAATCGGTAAGCTGGGCAGGACGCAAATCCTTGGATATCTGGTTGACCTGAAGAAGGCTGGATGCGCGGGTCCGGTCGCGCGGCTGAAGTTCCTGGGGATAGTCTGGATTAATTTTCCCATCCAGAGTATTGGATACCAAAAGAACTGAGGCATCGACGATATCAAACGCTGTTTTTACCTCGTCTCCCTTCGCTGTCACCACATACGAAACCCGCCCATAATCGGGCAGGTTCTTTAGCAGCTCGATCAGCGTTTCTATGCTGGTGGCCATTACCACCTGATCGCTTAAGCTCATCCCTGTTACGCCTTATGCTGCCTCTTTAATGTTGGCGGCTATCCATGCCGCCGTGTGCTGTTTAACCTGGTCCAGGTCGATGTATGTGCCAACATATTGACTCAAATCCTGCAAGGTACCGATAAATGCATCGGTGCTCTGATCGACGAATTTATCAGCCAGGAAATCAGCAACCAGTTTTGGCACACCATCATGTTCCGAAGGTTGTTTTTCCTCGCCACTACCACCGCCGGACGCGCCGTACCCCATCTGTTGCATGATCTGGTCAATTTCATCGCTGATATCCAGCAACTCCATACCACTCGCGGTAGCCGCTTTGGACATCAGAGCATCCAACTTATCGCTGAGATCCATTAACTCAATAGCTGATAGTGTCATGCCGCTACCCCCGCTTTCTGGATTGCTACCAACAGATCAGCCAGGTGGCGAGCTGCGCCGTTAACCAGCTCTTCGTTTTCCTCAAAACGTCCGGCAGCCTGAAGGGCTGCAATCGCTTCCCGGACATTGCCCCGGGCGTTACGGATCTCCGCCATGTCAGTGCTTTGCATATCCATCACGTTATTGAGATATTCAATGGCTTTATTAGCCTCTGCATCTGCTTCGCTAACCGTTTCATCAGGCTGTGCCGGGGCCGGTTCTGGCTGAGTAATCTCACCGACTTCGGCCTGCAATGCATTGATCATGCTCTGCACCATTTTCTCGGTGCCAGCGCCCCCAGGAAACGCAATATTGGGGAAAGTTTTTTGAAACTGAGTTTTCAGCATTACGCGGAACTCGTCTGGTGAGCTGGTGGCCAGCTCCAGAGCTTTTTGTGCATATTTGCCAAACGGACCATTAGTAAGTGTCTTCGCCAGGAAATCGAAAGAATCCTCGCGAGGCAATAACTTCAGGTCGTACTCACTCATTTGCTGATCAGAAAGCGGGGTATCGTAAGTAGCAATGCCGTAGCGTGCATATTCATAATACGGGTCACCTTCATCAGGGCGCGGCAGAATTGCTTTGTTACCTTCAGGTATTGCGCCAGGGGCCGCCGGACGCATTTGCAGGGCATATCGATATGCACCTACAGAGACTTCTGGTTCAGGCGAAGAGCTACCGGTATCCTCCGCTGGTTCAGGTTCGACGTTTTCCGGTTTATGTTCTTCTGGTTGGACCAGGTATTCCGATACATTACCCGCTTTATAGGCTTTAAACAGCTTGCCGATCGCATCTGCCATGTCCACACCCTGTATGGATTTAGCCTTGATCATGTACACGCTGCCATCCGAATCGGTTAACTGGATATACCCTTCACCGTCCTCAATGAATTGCTTCATTGATGCACCATTACTGAGCGTCACTTCCCCGTTCATATGCATACGATTTTTGATACTTGCAAGGCGATCCGTCATCGCGCGAGAGTGTCCACCAGTCATCCCCGCAGGAGCAATGGTTTCGCGCCCACCAGTTCGATTGAGCTGATCAATCTCCGTCTGCAAACGCTCATTCTCTTCATAAAGAGAATCCGCTTCCGATGCAACAGCGTTAATTTTCTGCTCCAGATCTACCTTCTGCCCTTCTACCGCTGCCACCTGATCCGCGAGGTCGCTCATGGCATCCTCTTTCTGGTCACTGTCAGCCTGTAGTTGGGTTATTTCATCAACCAGGGCTTTTTTCTTCTTCTGCGCACGCTGGAATTTTGCCGAGTTTTTCTCTGCAAGGTTGGCAAGTTTCATGGTGACCTGCGCCAGCGTCATATCACGTCCACTCATCGGAGCAACGGTATGAGTAACGTCTTTTTTATTCAGTAAGAACTGGAAAGCAATCAGCGTATCGCTATTGGTGATCCGGTTTTCCGCTGTCGGGCTATGAAACAGAATGCTGATAGTCTGACCATCACTGAGCGGAATAATGGCTGGCAGGACCGGCAGCCCGTTAACGTTACGTGCCCGGCCAATTTCAGCCCCGCCGATCGCGCGTGCACCGTTCTGGGCCACATCCCCCGTTTTATCACTCCCCGCAGAGATTCCGGTACCATTCAGCTTCTGGTTTAATGCCCGGACAAATGCCTGCATGGTCCGGTGTAACTGCAAACGAGTAGAACTAATCGCCTCCAGTAAATCCGTAGCACACCAGTGGATCGGCGTGTCATAGAAGAACGTAGCCTCGATTTCCTCCAGGGTGTTGGATTCCGTCATCAGATAGCGGTCCTCACCGGCCATTAATGCGCGATATTCATCATCAGTCACTGGCGGGGGAAGCACGTCAAGCCCAGGCTTGATCGTCACCCCTTTATTGATATTGAACTGTTCCATGTTAATTTCCTGCTTTCAGTTGCTTAAGACGGCGTTTGAGTTCGCCATTTCGGGCCTTTTCGTTATTGAGTCGGCCTGTCTCCTTATCCAGCTTCGCCCGCAAATCAGTGATCTGCTGTTGATTGAAAGACACCGAGTTCTGCGCTGATTTATAAGCGGCAACCACCTGAGCATTCCGCTGTTTTGCCTCTTGCAGGCGCTGAAAGTTGGATTTTACTGCCGGTTTCTTGTCTACCGGATTGGCAACACGTTTCGCTTTGGCGATCAGTGATTTCTGGAATTTTGCGGAGCTTTTGCGGGCCGCTTGCCCCATGACGGTACCAAGCGTCTTGATATCCGGCGACTGAGCGTTAGGAATAGCTTTTCCATTCAGCCTCACAGACGATATATCGCCAGTATCGTTTACCTGTATGGCAAGAATTTGTCCGTCGTTAAGAACCAGCTTTGCGGTTTTAACTTTAACGCCATCTTTCGTTGTTGCGCGGTTGCTGGAGTCAACCTCAATTACCGTAACACCGGTTTTATTGATCGCCGCGATAAGGGATTTCAGCCCCTTTTCATTAACCTGGTCAAAATCGACCGTTGCATACTTATTTTTCGTCATCTGACACATCCTGTGCGAGATTTATTACGTAACTTCTGCGGATTTGCTGAGTAACAGGGAAAATCCGATACAACGGGTTAATGAACGAGTCGCCATGCGTAACCATGACGTTGAAATGCCACAGTCGCTCTCCTTTACCCATATATTCAGTGGGTATGTACAACCATTCACTGTTTTCGCCCTGTTCAGCCGACGTCAGACAACGTTGTTCGCCTTCAATCACTGTCGTTGGCTTCTGAACATCGCGGATCCAATATCTGACCGTTGCGCCGCGCAAAAACGGGAATTTAGACCGGTATTTGAACGGCACCCGGATGAAACCCGGTTTAATTTCCACATCACCAAGTTCTAAATGCGTGATGTCCTTGCGTTTTAGCAAATAGCGATCGGCTAAGGCTAACGCAAGAACGCATACCCCCCAGCCAATCATTTCCCGCTTCCCTTTTTCACCAAACTTGTAAGAACATTCAGAATGCTATCGATATTCACTCGTTTCATCCCTGAAATCACCTCATGACCGTTATTGCTGGCTATCGTTACCATTAAGTACGTAATTGATAACTCCCAGCCCTCGTGTTGCCCCAATAGGTACGCCACCGCGCCAGCTGTCACTGCAACAAAGATCTCCGTAACCAATCCCAACAAATTGCCAGACTGGCGACCGTCTCGGACATCCATCAGGAACGTGCCTATCCCACCAATTACTGAAAGCAGGAGCGCAATAGCAACTGGAGCTAATTCCTGTGTGTCAAGCACAAGTTCCCTCCTACGTTGTCAGGAGGTAATGGTATGCAAAGTAACTTCTCAACCGGTCATTTGTTGCTTAAGAGGCATTTCTATTGAGGTACGACTCGATAATCCTTTGTGACTTTTCAAGAATGAGCCTGTTATTGATGCTGCAAATAATAGTCACGCAATTCTGAAGACTTTCATCCATACCCTTATATTCCGCGAAATACATGCCTATAAAGCCTGCAAGTACGGCAGCAATACACTCGGTCATCAATTGCCTGCATGACGCTTCGTAACGTTTTTCACGAACCCCATTCAGAAACGAATGCACGCCTCCAAGGATGGTTATAAAAAATATGGTTAAATCAAACATTAAAGTAACCCCGCTTTTCAATAAAACATCATTGGGGCACGGTATGCACTTTGTGATTTCCACACATACTGGTTTTTGTTAATTAAAATCCGCAGCTTGCTATAAATAACGATAGTGAGCAGAAAATATGCTAATAGGCTATGTACGTGTATCAACAAATGAACAAAACACTGCTTTACAACGAAACGCTCTTGAAAGCGCAGGATGTGAGCTAATTTTTGAGGACAAGGCGAGCGGAAAAAAGGCTGAACGCCCTGGGTTAAAAAAGGTTCTCCGTATGCTTTCCAGAGGTGACACCCTGGTCGTATGGAAGTTAGATCGTCTTGGGCGCAGCATGCGTCACTTAGTTGTGCTGGTGGAAGAGCTGCGTGACAGAGGCATTAACTTCCGGAGTCTCACTGACTCCATCGACACCAGTACACCAATGGGGCGCTTTTTCTTTCACGTAATGGGTGCGCTGGCAGAAATGGAACGTGAGCTTATCGTTGAACGTACACGCGCTGGACTTGATGCAGCTCGCGCAGAAGGTCGTATAGGTGGGCGTCGGCCTAAATACCAAGAAGAAACATGGCAGCAAATGCGGCGATTGCTGGAGAATGGCATCCCTCGTAAGCAGGTTGCAATCATCTATGATGTGGCTGTTTCCACGCTTTATAAGAAGTTTCCGGCATCATCATTTCAATCCTAAACCTTGGTTTAAGAGAACTCG